TTCCCACCTGTTACCCTAAAGATACCGCGACGTCTACCGAGGTCTAAATAGATAAACTTCTGGCCGCTCTTAGCCGCTTGCTGTACAGCTATAAAGTTCTGCTGCTTACGCGAGCTACCCGCCTTACGTCTCTTCTGTAGCTGGATATTACCCATCTTATTAGGCCGACGAGGTAGCCGGGTCCTCGGACGCTGCCCCTCTTCCCCTGCTGCGTATGAGGTAGATATAGCCACACCTTTACCGCCTGAGCTTTGTTTCGTGCCTCCAAACTCTTGCGTCTCCAGGTAGTCAGCTATCGACCCTACTACAGCAGCCTGACGAGATACTGCTAGGGTACCCGTCTTATCCACACGTATACTGTTAACAGTGAAACGGTTACGTAAGACCATATCCGAGCGTAAGTTATCCTGGGAAAGCTCCCTCGCCTTAAACGCTGCGGTATTTACAGTATGGCGGGTAGCGTAAGGATATGCACGCTCGGCGAATGTCTTTAGGTCTTTTTCGTATTCTTTAATTTGTTTTGTGTTTACTTTTATCATACTTCCCCTATTATAACTTTTTCCGCCCCTTTTGTCAATACCCCGACAGTACCCCGTAATACCCTGAACGTCCGGTGTGTCTAAAAACCACCTAAACACGGGTGTTACAGAGGGAATTACCCCGATACCCCGTACGCTGAACTTCTTTATATATAGGGAATAAGAAAGAAGTAGTAGAAGACGCACGCGAACACGGGGGCATACGACGCTGACGTGAGAGTAGAGAAAAAGTAAGGGTAACGGGTAAAAAACTCTGCGACACCCATAGATACGGGCTTTGTGCCCACCCCCCCGACTTAACCCCGAACCGACTAAAAGGGTGCTATATATTACTACATATTGACGGGTGCGTTAAGTTAGGGTGTAATTATTAATAATTTAGTTACTAGCTATTGACACCTATGTAAATATCTGGTATAATTTCAATAAAAAGGAGTAAGAAATGACATTTAAACAGGTATTAAAAGAGGCTAAGGGCGATAAGTATTACTACGACCCTAAAACTAAGACGAGTAAGTTAAAATGCTCGCAATCGTAGGAAATGGGGAAGCGGTAGAGACGCAGCTGGTCGTAGCGTATGAATACAATATGAAAACGGGCGTCCTAATAATATTAACTCCAGGTATGGCTAAAATCGAGATAGATACGAAAGTAGATAAAGTCGTAGTCGCTGAGTCTGGGGTTATTTGTAATACATTTAAAGGGGTAACAATATGATACAGAATTTACTAATAACAGATATACCAAAAGACAGCGAGGCGATAGCTGCCGTCGTAAATGTTCTCCAGGACCATACCTGGTCTAGGGACGCTATGGACGACTGGGAGTATTCCACTGCTAAGTACGTGTGGTATGAGAGTAGCTACGGCCAGTACGTGACGAGTGAGACTATGCCCCTGGACCCTAGCTTAATAGTTAAAACATACGAGGAGATAATATGCAGTTATTAATAACGAACCCGGCGACGGGATTAAGTAAAACAGTGGACGCTACGACGTATACAGTGCTGGAATATATGAAAACCTTTAGCGTGTATGTTAACGCTGGGTTTAGTGTTAAAATGCTGAATTATGCCTATCTTGATGAATTTAAAAATATGCAATAAAGTTGATTGGAGTAGTTATGACAAAAGCAGATGCAAAGAAAATAGCAAAAGTTCATATGTATTCAGTTTTTCTTTTAGGTGATGGGTTTTATGCAGATAGCTTATCATTTGAAGATAACCAAAAAATATCTAATGAAATGAAAGAACTATGTAAAAAAGAACTTGAAAAACTTGGTGTAGATTCTTGTATTTCATCTGATGATTGTGCAGAAGCTATTTTAAATAAAAATATACAATAAAGGTCACATTATGAGAAAAAGAATTTGCAAAGCTACTACCCATAAAACCATAAGAAGAGCAGAGGAAAAGTATCAAAGACTTTGGAGAGAAATGGGTAACAGCATAAAGGTAGGAGACTTATACTATGCGGAACAGTTTGGGAACCTCGAGCAGGCCTCGGGTAAGTTTAAAGAGCTTAAAAGCCGCATACGAAACGGAGAGAAGCTTTAAGTCTTACTCTGCTATACTTACATTTTTAAGGCGTGGGAGATAGATAACTCCACGTCCCACTCGGATACGCCTATAGCTCAGCTGGATAGAGCGCTGGTTTGCGGTACCAGAGGTCGGGGGTTCGACTCCCTCTAGGCGTGCCATCTATTCAAAGGTCACATTATAAAAATATTTGATATGAACGACTACGGAGTTAAAGTCTCAGTATCTAACGTAGAGAAGAGCTGGGAAGAGGGATAGACCCTTTAGTAGTTAGTTCTGATATAGACGGGACGGGCTGCTAGCCCTATCTCCCGAATACTTCTTTAGCTGCACCATTAACCGGGTCAGACTGTGCGTCGATATACGCTTTAGCTGCGTCCGACGCTGTAGCTATTTCCGCGCTTATGTGTCCTTTACGGATATATAGCCTCGGTTTCTTATGGTCGTCCAGGGCGATAGGGTTATTAACTCTACCGTCCGCTAGCGCAGGGTGCCAGTCATAACCTAACTGTCTTAAAATCTCCCTACGTTTATTATGTGATATCTTAGCAGCCGACCGAGTATGCTGTAGCAATTTATCCAGGGCCACAGACGACACCCAGCCTCCAGCGAACCCAGGTCGACCCTCTTCGATAGCTTCTATAATATCCTGCTCGACACCACCTAACGACGAAGTAATAGCCTCACGTGTAGACGACGTCTCCGGCGCTCTATGACATTTACCGGCAGGGTTAAGCTCCTCTGGTATCGAGTAAGTGCTGAGGAACTCGTTTATAATTGCATAACCCCCATTATTTAACCAGTTATATAGTTCTGGGAAGTAATCGCCGTCCATACCGTCTCGCACCAGGTCGTCCGCTGTTTGCTGCGCTGTATAGAACATAGCGAAACGTCGGTCCCCGTGAGTCTTACGGATAGCGTCCTTATGATTAGAGTTAAGCATAAAATTAGCGCACATATCCGCCGTTACTTGCGACTGCTGCATAGCACGTTTAGCCAGCTTATTATTAGTAATCATAGGCTTAAGAACTTCGATAACTTCTTTTTTATGGTCCGCTACGTAAACGTCCTCCACCCCTATAAATAACTTACCGAATAGCCACTCGTTAAACTTTTCCGATATCTCAGTCGCTGGCGGAAAGTGTGTGTATTTATCTCCGATAGCAAAAGCCACGCAACGAGTTAACAGAGTTTTACCGTTACCCTCTGTACCCTGGATAAGTGGCGTCCATTGAAACTTAACGCCTTTATGTTGCACGCAGGCAGCCATATACGACACCAGGATATCTCGGTCTCGAGTATCCGGTAGTAATTTGCAGAGGTGCGTCATAAATGGCAGGATATCCCCCTGCTGACGTTGAGTCGTTACGGGTACGTAAGAGTTAACCTCTTTATGGCCGTCTACGTCCACTATCGCCCCAGGTTGTAAGTCTGGACGGAAGCAGCTAGTCTCGGCCTTTGGGTATCTGATTATCTGCGACTCTGTAAACGCCTCCCAGGCCTTACGAGTAACTTTATCTCCCGACTCGTCCATCTGGAACACATAACCTCCATACGTAGCGTTAAACTGCTCCGCTTTAAGTTGTGCGCCTTTAGGAGTTAGGACTCGGTGTGTCTCTTGAACATATACACAGCCTTTAAAGTGCTCGAGCTGCTGCTCCGCTGCCAGGTATTGAAACCCTGTAACTATTGTAGGCTGTGTCGAAGCACCTAACGGGTCGCACGCCTGCTCTACTGGAGTAACCATAGCCGCGATAGCTACTGCCGACTGCGACTCGTTATCTATCCACGTCCTAGCTGCTGGAATACGTGCTAATTTTTGAGACAGTGCGCTATCGTGTTGCACCTCTGCCAGTTTACGAGCACGGATAGACTCTGCATATTCCCTCTGTTTATCAGACGAGGCTCTCAGCTTACACGCGCCTAGCTCGTCGGCTAGAGTTGTGTCTACTTGCCCGCCTGTAGCGTATACGGCTGTCTGCATACCTACCGCTCTAGTAATCGTACGAATAAGATAGTCTTCTCTGTCCCATTTCTCACGTACTAGAGCCGACATTTTCATAATTCGCTCTATACGGTCGCAGTTCTTACCAGTCCAGAACGCTAAATGTTGCGCCAGGGCAGCGTCGGCACTTGAACCGTCGTAAGTTCTGTAACCCTCTGTATCTGGGTAAGCTGCTGCCAGTGCGTCGCCGTTAGCTGTGAACAGGTCCGCGAACGTAGCACGTCCACCAAATACCGACCCAGCACTCGACGACTCTATAGCTTTAGTAATAAGCTCTTCGTCGCCCTCGGGCCCGTTGTATTCCGGTACTGGCTCGGTCGTCCACTCTGATACGTCAGCCTGTCGCTTAGGGAAATAGTCAGAGACGAGACTAGCTAGGCCCGACGTACAGTTTACCGACGCGTCTCCGATAGCGTTCGTACCAGTTAGGGCTACGAAACGTCCCTCGGTATACAGTTCGATATTAAGTGGTATATTTTTGCTAGCGTGTTCTGGAACTAACCCCGTACCGAATATATGTAAACCTCGGCCAGACTGTGAAACCTCAACGGCCGCACCTGTAAGACGTGACATAAGGTCGTTAGCAATAGGCGACCACGTGTTATCTGGTTGTAGACATTTATCTATATCCACAAAAAAGAACGGGTCTGTCGGAGTAAACAAGTAACCCACGCCGTATCCCTCTGGTACCCTATCCATAACCTCGCATATGTGGCTATATGTCGTCGTACTACTTGCGTCCTGCTGCCAGTTACTACCTTTAGGGAAAGTCTGCATAGTACGAGGGTTTAAGGGTATTTTATTATGTTTTTGTTTCACTTCGTCCCATACTAACTTATAGAGGATAAACTGCGCGTAAGCTGTTAACGGCTTAAGAGCCTCTGGTAGTGTAAACATTCTATAATCCCGCTAAGTATGCTACGGCTTTAGCTTTAAGCTCCCTAGGGGCTTGCAGAGCTATAAGGTCTTTATTCGTTATACCTTGGGCGATAACTTCCAGTATCCCTCGCTTAACTGCGGTCTTAAGTATTACGACCTGTAAAGCTTCGATACTTTTAAAATAATGAGAGATTAGTCCAGGCGATACTCCCGCAGCGTTAGCTATGTCCCCTCTAGTAACTGAGTTATACCCTTTAGTCTTAGCTAACTCTATAGCTGTGTCTAGCACGTGCTTACGTCTTAAGTTAGGGTTTACACGCTTACGGTCCACAGTGTCTCCAATAGGGGCACCCTCTAGCCTGTCGATAAAGTCTGTAAAACTTTCGTCCATAACATCATAGAACGAACCGTCCGAGATATTAGCTCTAGCGCATACCTCCGCTCGTGTGATATTGATTAACCCGCGCTCGGCTGCTAATTCTCTCGCCGCCTGTTCGATAAGTTGCTTTTTATTTTCCATAACCTTGTCCCTTTAAGTATTTATACACTTTATTAGCTGCCACTACTGCGCTAGAATATTTATCCCCGATAACCTTATCGAATACCGTCGCTCTCCACTTTTTCGTCTCTTCTACTTGCTCTATTTTTATCATTTTTAAATCTCCATTTTTGAAATAATATCAATTATTGACGCATTTGTCAATAGTGCGGGGCTATAACGTCCCCTCCCCATTAGCGAAACAGGCGTCCCCACCCATACTCGCGATTAACTCCGCCCACCGTAACTGGGCCTCCTCTCGCTTAGTGCCTCGATATTTCCACCCGGCCGCTTTAACCTCACGGCTTACGAACTGCCCTATAATCTTCCCGACGTGGTGCTGCTCAATTAATACCGGGCGTATACCGATAAGGTCGTGGCTCTTGATATTGTCGTTCATTTGCTTACTATCATTCGCTAACCCGAACCGTAAGAACGACCCGTCCTCCATATAACCCGCGCCCACATTGTTACGCCATAGTCTTACGCCGTTACGGCTAGCCTCTAGGCGTATACGTGTCTGGATAGCGGCTTCGCTCTCGCCGTCCTGGGTCTTAGGGTCCGGCGTCTGTGCGGAGAGTGTGTTCTGTAAATCTTTTAGGGCCTCGGGAGATATTCCCCACCGTTGCGCCCATTCTGATATAATCATTTTCCTAACTCCTCTAAATGTGAATTTATACGGCTAGTCAATTCGACCGCCTCTTTAGTTCCTAACGCCTGCGCGCTTAGTACGTCGGTACCGAACGCGAACCAAAAGCGACGATAACTCTCCGCGTCTGGCCGCCCTGCTGCTCTTTGATATCCACCCCACCAGGCTATAGCGTCCCGTAATTGCCCCTGGGCGCCCTGTCTCTCTACGTGCCGCTTAACAATAGCTAGCTGCCCTATTTGAGGCATACGCTTAGCCATAAGCTCGGCGCGATACTGCTCTGGGTCTTTGTCTACCTCAGCTATCGAGCCTCGCATAGCTTCCAGGGTTGCAGCGTCTAGCTCGCATAAGTCGCCGTCGACCTGCTCTGGTCCAGACCGAACCGTCGGAACAGGTTTAAAACCACAGAACGGGCAGTCTGGATATATTCTCTCATATACGCCCGTACACTGCGGGCAGCTCTTAACCGGGATAACGTCCGACGCCCCCTCTCTCGAGCGCTTCTCTCTTCTATCCAGCGACCACGTACGCCTAGCGTCCGGTAGCCCGTGCCTTATAACGTTCCCTACGTGGTCGATAATAAGCGCCTCGGTTTTCCCGTCCAGGATACGAAGCGCTCTACCGAACTGCTGCGCGTATAAACTGTAGGACTGTGTAGGCCTCGCCATGCTTACCACTTCGATAGCGGGTAAGTCGAAACCCTCCCCGAAGAGGTCCACATTAACGAGCTGCAATAGCTCCCGTTTTTTAAACCTACGCAGCACAGCGATACGGTCCGCGTCTGGAGTCTTTGCGCTTACTACCTCAGCCGGTACGCCCGCAGCGTTAAACTGCGCGGCGATATCTGTAGCGGTCTCTACGTCCGTCGCGAACGTTATCCCTAGTTTACCTCTGGCTATCTGAAAATAGTGTTTAACCACGTCGCCCATAATATGAGACTTACGTACAGCTTTACGTAGCCCGTCTTTATTATAGTCCCCGGTAGCCGTAGAGATATTAACAGTAGATAAGTCCAGGTCTGACGGTGGCGCAAAGATACGATAATCTGTAAGGAACCCCATATCGATAAGGTCGCGCATATTTGGACCCAGGACCATTACGTCGAAATTACCGTCCGCGTGTCGCCCCAGGCCTTTACCGTCGGCTCGTATAGGTGTGGCCGTAACTCCCAGGCCCCTAGCGTTAGGGAACATTTCTATAGCTTTACCCCATTTATTATCTACTAGCGGGTGGTGTGACTCGTCCATAAGCCACAGCGTTACAGATAGGAGCCACTGTTTAAGCTCGGCTTCTCTACGTATAAGAGTATCTACCCCAGCGACCGCAACTTTAGCCGACGGGTCGTAGTAACTACGTCCTACTTCGGCCATGTGGATATTAACAGCTAGCTTAACCACATTCTTAGGACCTATTATTCTATGTTTAATCCCGTCACGCGCCAGGGCGAGCGATATCTGAGTTACTAGCTCCTGGCGGTGCGCTATAGCACAGGCCGCGCCGGTATGTTCGTGGACGATATCCGACATCGTCACAGTCTTACCCCCGCCCGTAGGTAATACATATAGCACGTTTTGTACTCCGGCGCCCCATTCTTTATAAATGTTCTCTTTAGCTTCTAGCTGGTACGGCCTTAACTGCATAGATACGCCTTTAGTTTCTTACGGTTTCTATCTAGTAGCGCCAGGCTAGCTAGGTCCTGCGGGTTACGTTTTAATTCTTGTTTATAGAAGTATATTAATAACTGTATTGTTATAATATCCACGTCGACTCCTTATATAATATAGTTTCGATTATGGTATATTACTACTTATTGACTTAAATGTAAATAAATTCATTTTACTATTGACAAGTTCGTCAAAATTTGTTATACTTCCACTCGACCCCAATAAAAAAGGAGACTTAAATATGTCACAAAGTATAAGTATATCGGTTCCGTTTAACCCTTTAGCTATTAGCTCAGCGGCTACTATGTTAACAAAGTTAGCGGAAGACATTAAAAACGAAACGGCTACACCCGTAGCTACTAAAAAGGTATTAACGGAAGCGGACGCGCTAGCGGACCTAAACGGGGAGCCTAGACCAGATAACCCGTCTTTAGAGGCTACTTTAATGCAGAACGCAGAGATAAGAGAAGAGAACAGCACATTAAGAGAAGCTAACAGCTACGAACCGGCGAAAGCAGTAGACGACGCTAAAGCTGTATTCGCTCCACCTCCACCAGTTGCAGAGACCCCGGCGCCACCTGCTCCAGTTGAAACGGAAGACTTAGACGCTAACGGTTTACCATGGGACGCTCGTATCCACGCAGCGACTAAGACTATCGACGCTAAGGGTAACTGGAAGTATCTTAGAGGCGTGGATAGAGACGTCCTGGTTCCAGAGGTAGAGGCAGAGTTAAGAGCTTATGTAGATAACGCCGACGCTATGGGTATAATGAACCCGGCTACTGGAAAAGTAATAGAAGAGACGCCAGAGACAGTCGCTCCTACAGGTATGCCGACACCCCCAGCGCCACCGGCTCCAGCAGCTACTCCTAGTACGTCGGTAACAACGTTCGCGCAGTTGGTTACAGGTATTACGTCTAAAAGTATCCCAGAGGATAAAGTTAGCGCAGCGCTAGCAGCGGTAGGGCTTCAAAACTTCGCACTACTCGGAGCTAGAGCAGACCTTATCCCTACGGTAGCCGGACACCTGGGGCTATAATATGAGTACGCACTCAATTATCCCGCCGTCGTCGGCTAGTATCTGGGGCGCACCTAACGGGTGTACTGGGTGGCCGACTATGGTCGCGCAGTATCCAGAGGAAGAGTCGGAAGACACGCAAGCGGGCGAGGCGTCGCACTGGTTAGGGGAAACCCTTATACAAATGGGCGCAGCTATGCACGTTACCCCTAGCGTACGCGACGGGCTAGTAGGGCAGGCAGCACCTAACGGCGTAATTATTTCGGACGAAATGTTCGAGGCCGCGTGGGAGTATGCTAACGACGTAGTAAGGGAGATTAAAAAATACCCTTTCGCTGCGTGGGGAGTAGAAACTCGAATTAAAGCGCCAAATATCCACGCGGAGAGTTTCGGAACGACGGACGCTTATCTATACGACGTACAGGACCACCGCTTAATCGTGTGGGATTATAAGTACGGGTATAAGATAGTAGAAGCGTTCGAGAACTGGCAGGGTATTAATTACTCGGCGGGTCTTTTTGACGAATTAGGTATCGACGGTCTACTGGACCAGAAGTTAAGAGTCGATATCCGTATCGTACAGCCTAGAGCTTTCCATAGAGACGGAGCTATTCGTAGCTGGAAAGTTTTAGGTTCAGATTTACGCGGGTATATTAATATCTTAAGTAATAACGCCCACGAAGCACTAAGCGAAAACGCGAAGACTCGTAGTGGCGAACATTGTATCTACTGTAACGCCCGCCACGCGTGCCAGGCTGCCCTAGACGGTGGGCTAGGTATGTTCGAGGCAGTTAACAAGCCGATACCGGCAGAATTAGCACCGGAGCAGCTAGGGACACAGCTAGCTATCGTTAAGCGTGCGCGTAAACAGCTCGAATATTTAGAGAGCGGATACGAAGAGCAGCTTAAATCTTTAATACGAGGAGGTAGTAACGTTCCGGGCTGGTCCGTAGAGCAGGGAGTGGGTAATAGACAGTGGTCTAAACCGGCCGAGGAGATATTACAATTAGGGGACCTTATGGGCGTAGACCTTAAAGAACCTATAAAACCTATCTCTCCGGCACAGGCTGAGAAAAAAGGTGTTGACGCTGCGGTAGTAGCTGCATACGTTGAGAGAAGACAAACGGGACTTAAAGTGGTTCCAGATAACAATAATAAAGCAAAAGAGGTATTTTCAAAATGAGCACAAAAATAGATATTTTAACACCAGTAGGAAGAATAGTAGCGGGCGACGTATTTAAAGCAAACACAACGGACGCGCAAGGTAGACCACTTACAATTAAGACAGGTCCAAACGCAGGACAGACTAGAACAGAGTATTACTTCGCACTAGCTATCCCTAAAACGGACCCGACTTTTAATACGGAAGTTATGGAAAAATTAAAGGCGGCGGCTAAAGCTGGGTTCCCTACTATGTTCGACGCTAACGGTAACTGTTTACGCCCAGACTTTGCGTGGAAAATTGTAGACGGAGACTCTAACATTCCTAACCAGAATAATACTATCCCGTCAACTAAAGAGGGATATCCGGGACACTGGGTTATCTCGTTTAAAGGTGGGTTCGCTCCTAAAGTTTATACAAAAGGCGGCGAAGCGGTTATTACAGACCCAGAGCAGGTTAAAAGAGGCTACTATGTAAGAGTATATGGATCTGTGGCCGCTAACGGCGATACACAAAAACCAGGAGTATATCTTAACCCGTCTATGGTTGAGTTAGT